GCCTTGCCGCTCCATCACGTTCGATGACAGATCCGCCGCCAAGTTGTCGTTCGGCAGGTGCGAAACGGTCAGATACTCACCCGCTGGCACGTCGCCGCCCTTCTGCGGCCACAACACGTCATAGCCCAGCGCGGTTGCCATGGCATCTGCCCGCGCCATCAGGGCAACGTGAATATCGTCTTCGACTGTCATTGCACGCTCAATTCAATTCCGATGCGGGCCGTGATGGCCTGAAACTCTTGCACGGTCAGCGACACCATGCCCGCCGGCGCCTGCCCTGAATAACCTTCCTCAAGGCGCATTGCGTAGGGCAGGTTGTTGGCGAAGAAGATCGTGTCGCCAATATCAACCCCGGCCAAATTTGCGTCCGCCTTGGCTATCGTCGCAATCCCCGTCTTGTCGTCTAGCTCCAAGGTGCCCTCCGGCGCGTCACCGATGGCAACCTGCCAGTTGCCCCGAAACCGGCCCGTGTCCACCGGACTTTTCAAGATGATCTTGCGGAACATCTCCAACATGATCTTGCGAACGGCTAATTCCATCTTGGCTATGGTTTCCCGTTCATGTCGTCTGACCTGATCCGCAAAGCTACCCACGGCACACCATGTCATAAAGCGCTGTTTCGCCGCCCGACGCCACACGCCCCAGCTTGGCGATTGTCAGCGTGCCTCGATCACAAATCACCTTGTCAGCAAGTGTGACCTCAATCGCGATAGGCTCAACAATCACTTGATAGTCGCCCGCCTTGATATTCGTTCCGTCAACCCGCCGCTCGTCAATCTCAAAGACGGCCATGCGCGCGGATGTGTCCGCCGTGGTTGCCGTCCCGCCAGTTGGGTCGCTTGGACCGCCACCTGATAGCGTGGTGACCCGCACAGCGCCCGTCTGGATGGCGTCTGGCTGTTTCGCCGCGATCTTGTCGAACGCGCCTGTGACCTTGCTGCGAATTGTCGCCATCACCCGCGCCTCATGTTGATCTGTCCAGCGCCGCCCTTGATATAGCCGCGCAGAAGCCCCTCGATTGCCACGATACGCGGTGTCCCTGTCGGCAGGGTGTCGCCGGAAATGGTGATCGGCCCCACCTTGATCATTTCGCTAGTCCCGCTTGCCTCAATCGTGGCGAACGGATCAAGCCCGCCCTGCAACAGGTATGCGACTTCAAACTGCGCGCTGATGATATCGTCCGGGATCGTGTCCGGGTCAATCGGCCAGTCATCCACCAGATCCCGCACCAGACGGGGCCATGAACGGGCCTGAAACTGGTATTGCTTGATACCTACAAACTCGTATTTGCGGTCGATATACACAGCCGCGCGGCGGAGGTTCACCTCGTCAGCCGCATCGTCAGCGCCCAGCGTCCAGCCGTTTGCCGTGCCGTAGTCCTGATAGGCCGCAAGGGTGCCATAGCTGTCGGTCGCGGCCCCGCCGATGGTGGTATCCAGCGCCATCAGAAAGCAATCCTTACGCCGGTGGCCGTTGTGCCTGTGGCCAGAACCCGGACGAAATCCACATGTGGATGCAGGACACCGGCAATGCAGGCAGGCCAGATGCATGTTGAGCCGTCTTTGTACTCAAGGGCAACGTCACCAGCGACTGCAACCTGAAATCCGCGGGTCGGGCGAGATATCCGCTCGCTATCGCTTGGCGTCCATTCCATGCCGCCGATAGCGCCCTGTAGCTCTTTGAATGACATATTACCGCTCCGAATAGTAACTGATTGACGCCGATGGGCTGAAGTTGCCGCCTGACGTACGGCCAAACTTCACAATGACATCGCCAACGGCGGGCGTGACAGTCAAAGGCGACCCCGCAGCGCGGCCAGCAGACGCCAGGGAGACGCCGGTGTTTACCGCTGTGGTCGTCTCAATGAAGTTGGACGCAATGCCAGTTGCGACACCGCTCTCGACCTTCAGGCTGATCGTGTTCGGGTAAAGCGCCCGGTCCCGCACAATGCTGGTTTCCGTCGATTGCGAGAACGAAACACCCTGCGCATAGTGGATTGTTGCCTCTGTTCCGTCGATCTCCGTTATCACGCCGATTTGCACCACGCCGACACTGTTGTTTGCCCGGTCCACCGTGATGTTGCTGCCTGTCAGCACAATGTCGCCGGTTTCGTTATGCGGCCAATTCGTCGTGTCAGACAGATCAACAAGAATAGCGTATTGCGTTGATGAAATGTCTGACAGACCGAACGCTGCGAACTTTGACCGGATCGCCGCGAGATTTGTGACCAAAAGCTCGTTTTTCTCAGACACAGATGGCGGGAACAGGTTTTCCCCGTATGCCGTCGCCAACGCGAATGACGATTGCCCAGATGACCCGTTGATATAACGAACACGGGTAGCGCGACCGGCTGCTTTCACGACAGGGCGGAAATAGCCGTCACCCGCGTAGATCGTCTGCGGCAGAGACTTTGTAACAAGCACGTCGCTGTCGGTCAGCGCAGTTACATCAGCGCCCTCCTTGACGATGGCTAGATCAATGATGACCTGCCCGCCCACATCGGCCAAGACGTTTATGGCCATATGGCTTGCGCTGTTGACCTCCCATGCGCCAGTGAATGTCTCGTCAGCGCCCAAAAGCGCCTGCGTGCTGTTGCCCTGAGACAATACGCCACCTGTCGGCAGGCCAGCATTGTCATAGGCCACGATTGGCTGTGCTTGATGAAAGCGCCCGTTGTCGCCTTCGATGTTTGGCAATTGATCAGCCATGTGGCGACCCCCTTATGTCTGATCTTGATAAAGGGGCCACCGGAGCAGCCCCTCAGAAAGATCAGCCCAGCAAGGTTGCGATTGCGTCCGGTTGCCACGCCTTGACGCCATAGATTGCCGTAATGTCAACCATGGCTTTTTTATAGCCCCCGTACACCTCGACCTGGAAGGCTAGCCCGGAATGCGGATCTTGCACAATCATCTGCTCTTGAGCAGCCGACGCCATCGGCGAAGCCATCGGGCGGATAGCAAGTTCCATGGCGGAGCGGTGCATACCGATGTTGGCCGTATAGTTGGCCCCGATGGTGATCGCGTTGTTGTCCGGGATTGCAGCACGAAGGCCCGGTGTGGCGATTTGGATCGTGCCGCTTGCACCGGTCGCGCCAACAGTTACAACGTATTTATTGGTCGTGTCAGCGGCGAAGGTGATCACGTCACCGGCCTTGATGCCAGACGCGCCAGCGGTTGCGCCATCGAACGCGATTTCTGTGTCACCCTCGGACAGCGCACCATTAACGAGAGCGCCAGTGGCCGTGCCCTTGACGTGAGACTGCACGCCGTGGCTTTCCTTCAGCATGAACCCTTGCAGGTCAAGCAAGGTGCCTTGGCGCAACAGTTCTGTGCCGCCGGATTCATTCGCCTTCTGCAGTTGCGCTTGATTGCGCAGCTTCGTCCCGGCGACCGAATTGACAATCATGGACAACTGCCCATCATCAACCGGCATTTCGTTGTCGAACAGGATCTGGCGAACCTCTGCGATTGCGTCGAAGTCCGATGCAAACGGGTTGGTCCCGGCAGTGCCGAAGGCGCGCGTGGAGTTCTTGTATGCCTCCGTTGCAATGTCAGCCTCGATCTGACGAACCATGCCGTTCATCTTGCGAGTCAGCAATGCGCCGTAGACCGTCTGGAACCCGGAGCTTTGGTCGAGGTAAAGCTGGTCTTCGCCGGTGAACGGGATCTGCGCGTTCGTGGTTTTGTCCAGAGTCATCGTTTTCGCGCCGACCGTGTTGTCATCCCCCTCGGGGATGGTCATGGACGGTGTGACGCTGGTGTTGATCGTGCCTTCAGTGGTCACGAACGACCGGACTACCGTGTTTTGGGCAGCAGCTTGCGCGCCCGCGTTGACTGTAACGGATGGGATGAACCCCACCGCAGAGCGCCCGACGATTTCAGCCGATTTATAGAGGTCCGCAGCAAGTGCGGTCAAAACGTTCGCCATTTGGGGAACCTTTCATGATGCGCGGTTAGTCTACGACTGTGCCGCCTGATTTTGAATGTGCCGCGCGGTCTTGGTGTGACATACTGTCCCATTCAGACCGTTTGACCGTGAGTTGCTCCGGCTTCCCGCCTTGTGATCCGGCTGGCTTCCCGCCGCCGCCTTTGCCTGGGTCCAGCACCGCATAGGATTTGGACGCGGCAAGTTCCTTCGCCAGATCGGCCAAGGTCGCCCCGTGATCAGCGCCAGAGCCGATCATCGGTTTTCCGTCAGACGTCATCACCTTTGGCGTGCCGTCATCGTTGAATTGCAGCCGCGCCATTGCGCTTGCCGCGATATCGTCAATTGCATCCGGGATGAAACCGGCCTTAGCCAGTTCCGCCCGCAGTTCGCTGCCCGCGTTACGCTGCATCATCTTCTGAATGCGCGTGTCACGTTCGGCCAGCTTTGTATCGTAATCCTTGGCCATCGCGTCCAGCTTGGCCTGAGCATCTTCCGCACCTTTGCCGGTGCCCTTCGCCTTTTCGGTGAGTTCCGCAATTTTCGCCTCAATCTCGGAGGGTTTGCCATACTTGGAGTAAGCCTGTGTGTTCTCGCGCTCCTTTTGCAGCGCCGTTTTCAGGCCGGTGACATCCTCCGGTGCGGGGATGGCTCCCAAGTTCAGCTTGCCTTCCTTGACGTGGCCTTGCATCCACTCTGGCAGGGTTGTTGCGTCGGTAACTTCAATTTCCATGGTTTTGACTTCCCGTCATTTTGGAGTTGGCTTCCCGCCAACAAAAAACCCCGCACAAGGCGGGGCTGGTTTGCTGTGTGGGCGGCGGCTTATGCGTCTAGCGCGTCACATGCCCGTAGTTCTGTAAATTCCTTTGCGCGGTAGCAACGTTCGAAAACCTTGCCAGTGTCAAGGTCAACAATTGCGACGCCGAAGTAATCCGGCGCGCTTTTCTTGGCGTCCTCCAAGCTGTCATAAAATCCAACCAGACAGGGCGGGTCTTCTCCAACCTGTCCTGACGCAAAGGTCACTGCTGGCATCTGTGGTCTCTCTGGTTTATGCGTCACAAGTGGCGCGGTATGCGTCAGCATAACAACGGCTTGCGCTTAGATCAAGTGCGTTGTCTCAATTGCTCCAATGTCAATTCCCTGCCGTTGCCGTCGATCAGGTCGCGGAAGCTCAACTTACCATCACGCCAAAGCTCGGCCCGCCCCGGCCCAAGCACCTCCGCCTGACGGGCCTTTGACTGCCGAGAAAGCCACCCCTCGAATGTGATGTCCTCTGGCACCTGCCCGTCGAGGCTGGCCCGCGTTGATGGCGGGACCTCATCGAGATCAAGGCCAAGATCACGAAATGATTTCAACACCGGGGCCGATGTGGATCTGCACCCGAAATGCAAGTTCCCCGGGCCGCCGCCCCATGGCAAGTCGTGGTCAATCGGTTCATGCGTATCGACGGTATACAGCAGCCCGTCACGAGCCGCGCAGATAACCGTTGTCCGCAGGTCAATAGTGCTGACCCATTGGAGCGCCTTGATCAGCCCGCTATTGGCATCATAGGTGGCCTGCCGTGCCTTCTGCGATACAGCCTGCGTTGCCGAGCGCACCAGAGTTTCAGCATTGCGGCGGCTGATGTCCATGAACCCTTTGACCGGCTCGCCGTTCTGCGTGCCCCCGCGAATGCGGCGGATTAGCTGCGCGTTGGTTTCGCCCTGCGCTATCCCAGACCGCATGTTGTCAGTGAAGCGTTGCAGCGTATCCCCAGCCTGCCGTGACAGCCAGTCAGACACGGGAGCGCCTTCGATCAGCACATCCCCAACAAGGGCCGTCAGTTGCCCGCGCGTTACGCCAACGTCCAGCAGGCCGACCCCGACAACCTTGTTGACCGATGACGCCGCAAACGTCGCCTCAAGATCAGCCAGTTCCCGCAATTCCCCACGCAGGCGCGTGCTTTCTGCGCGGTATGCCGCCCGGATCGTATCACGCACCTGATCCAGAAGCTTTTCTAAGCGCCGCGCCCGTGCCGAGGTGCTGCCAACGCCAGTTGGGTCGATCTTAGCCAGGGCCGCGACGATTTCGCCCTCCAACTCGTTAAGGAACCGTGCAGCCGACCGACGCTGTGACGCCGTGAGCCGTTGCAGGTCAAGCGCGCGGCTCGTAATGGCGTCTAGGATTTCGTCATTCGCCGCCATCTGTTTCCTGCGGATCTAGCTGCATGGGTTGCCCTGTCAGGGCGGGCGGCTCAGTATCCAGCCCGTCAAGCTCTTGCTCTGTGTCGAGGTCCGACCGCACAAAGCTGCGGCGCTTCAATTCCTCAAGGAATGTCTCTTTCGTGATCAGCCCAGCGTTGACCATGCCGACCAGCGCAGTCACCTCTTGGGCGGTCAGCATCGTGACGCCGTATTCCTTGTTAACCGCGACCGTGATGTCGAGATCACCAAGCCCGCCATAGAAGCCCATCCATTGCAAAGCCTGTTCAAGCGCATCCTTCAGCGCATCGGCCATCATGGAAAGCGTGCTGGTCTCCTTGGCCGCGTCGAGCGCTGCACCAGTAGCGGATTGCTGAACGACACCCGCGACGATTTGCAGGCCCAGCGCTTCCATCTGAAACTCAAGGTCTTTCAGGTCCTGCCGACCGGCATCGATGGCCGCGCCGCTATGTTCAACCCATTCCAGCCGTGCTTCCGGGTCGCGCGATGCGATGGCGGTCCCGGCGCTGATCTTAAGCGGCTCATCCTCTTGCCTTCCAGCGACGTGCAGGATCGGCACCCGGACCCAATGCAGGATATTGCGCTGGTCTGACTGTGACTGCCAGTGCGCGATATTCACATCAGCCAGATCCTCAAGCACAGGCTCACCCGTGAAGAACCCAGCCCGATTTGCATAGAACGGGACAACCGTGATTTCAGGCGCGTCTGTCGGGTACTCGTCGTGGATCGTCCAGTTCTTATCCTTGCCTTCCCGGTAAATGCGAACAAGCACGCCGCCATCTTGGCGGTCCAACACCCGAACCTGTTTGATTTCCTTCTGGGTAAATTCGTCTTCAGGGTCAGGCTCTTTGACGGTCTCCATAATGCGCAACTGCGATAGCGCCATAGCGTTGTTGTATATGCCGGGCTTGAAGCCGAGAATATCCTCGACCCGGAGGTGCGTCAGGTATGGGCGCAAGCCAAGTGTTGCCGCCTGCGCGCGGGTGGTCTGGCTTTCACGGCGGGGCGCATCCACCATGATGTAGGAAATGCCAGCGATAAAGCCGTCCTGAAACACCTCCTTTGCGAACACGCTCAAGTCGCGGTTCTGCATGTCGATATTGTTAGACCATTCCTCAAGTTCGGTCGGTGCGTCGGCAACCTCAATCGGCTTGGAGAACACCCGGCCAGTCATATCCTTGACCGTCTTGCGCAGCCCGTTGAACAGCCAGGACGACTTGAGGCGGGCTTGATAATCGGCGTGCACCTCAGCTTCAAACCGGGGCAGGTACGTTTCCCCGGCCGCGCGCATGGCGTCGCTCCCGCCCATCAGCGCGCGGCCCTTGGCGGATAGCTGCACCATCTTTGCGACCTCTGGCGAACGCTTGCTAACTGTCTTGCTCATTGTGTTTCCTTAGAAGGTCAGGCGCTGGGCCGTGATGGACGGCTTAACAACCGGCATTTCATAAGCGATAGGATATCCGAACGAATCATTCTGGTGATCAAGGCCGGATGATTTGTCCGGCTCCCCGTTTTTGTCGTATGCTTGCTGTTCAAGGCAGCGCGCCGTTTCCGGGCAGGCCGTGGCGTTCACCTTCACCGCTCCGCGCTCGAATGCCTTGTTCACGCTCAAGACGCGATCCTTGACGCGCGGGTTGCTGTCCTTTGCCCGGATCGAAAACCCAGCTTGGCGCAGAAGCCCGATATCCGACAGGCTGGCCCCCTTGCTGCTGGCGTTCTTGCCGCTGGCGTCTGGATAGACCGTGATGTGATGGCCTTCGTATTTCTCTTTCACCGTGTCGATCATCCATGGCGTATCACGCCCGCCCTTTATTTCGTCAACGCAATGCCATTCCTTGCCGCGCTCGACAAACACACAAGCGGCCATATTGCCAACGTTGAAGTCCATCCCGATCTTGAGCGGCTCTCCCTTCTGTATCGCTTCAGTCGATCCACAGGCGGTGCGGTCATAACTGCGATATACTGAACCGCTGGTGAGGTTCACAAACTCGCCCATCAGATAGGCGTCGATCAGTTCCTGCGGGTAGGTGTCCCTTAGCGACTGGATGTAATCCGGCGGCAGGTATTGTTCGTTCTCGTAGGTGCTGGCCTGCACCATGCTGTAATCGCTGCTTGGTTTGCGCGCGAACGTCTCATAGACAAACTTGAACCCCTCCGGCGTTGTCGTCACCCCGATCCCGTTCACCACCCCAGGCACCACAAGGCGCATCCTGGCGATGATCTTGCGCCATGCGTTCGCGGCCTTGTCCGCTGGAAGCACGTCGATTTCGTCAACATTGGCGCGGGCGATCTTGAAGCCAACGATCCCGCCAGGATCATCCATAGAGCGGCAAATGATCGAGCCGTAATAGCTGCGGCCCCGATACAACTCCACTTCCTTATCAGCCGACTTGACCTTGACGCGAAACCCCAGCGCGTGGCCCGCCTCGTCCATTGTCGGCCAGAACGTGTCCCGGATGTCCCTGTATGTCGGGGCGAAGTAACCTTGGACCAAGCCGGGATGACGGCCAGCGAATAGACCCAGATCCAGACTGCCCACAAACGTCTTGCCAGCGCCGAACCCACCAACGTAAGCGCGGAACTTGGTGTCTAGCTCATTCAGATAAACGCCCTGCGGCGCACTAACTGTCAGATCGTGTGACACGCACATCCCCGACAGGTGCGGCTGTGGTCAGCTTGATGTTCAGCGTAGGCGCATCCTCGTCGCTTGGCCCACCTGCTGTGAACATGCCGAGATGCTTGCCAATCTTCTCCAATGCCGCCAGCTTGTCTGCGAACTTGATCTTGACGCCTTGTGCAGTGAGAGACACCTCCGAAATGGCAGCGGCGGTGTCGTCGTCCACATCCTCGCTTGCAACTAGCTCGACCGGGTAAACCATCTCACCATCTTCTGACACATCTGGCACAGCGCCCCAGCGCACCGCTTTCCTGATGTCAGCAAACCCGATGCGCGCAAGCTCACGCATCACCATGTCTTGCGTGATTTCTGTTCTCGCCTCTCGCTTTGCCTGTGCCTTGGCGATCGCCGCTGCTACTAAAGTTTTTTTAAGCAACTGATGGCCTTGCTGATCAGCGGTCTTTTCGCTGTATCCGGCCCTTATTGCTGCCTGTGTTGCGTTGAGGTCTATCAGGTACTCGTTAACGAACGCCCGCTGCTTTGCTGTTAGTGCCATCGGCTTCCCGCCTTGCTGCTGTCAGGGCATCCCGCCCAATACAAAGCCGCCCTCTGAATGAACAGGGGCGGCGCTTTAGCGATTATAACCACGGTGCGGGGATTTAGTCAACGGCGCGACCGTCTGCACTCTGCTACGTTTGCCAGTGTGGTCAGGGCGGCAAGGGCGGCGCGACCGTCGCGGGTTGGCATCTGGTTTGCCCATAGCGGCCTTCCTGCGTCTCTCTCTGCGTCGATCAGGCGCTTTGATGGTGTCTGGCCTATTTGGCTTAGAAGGCTTTGCCATCGCCGGTAAGATGCAATTGCGTCTGCGTCCCTTTCGTCCGGGCTGCGAAGGTCAACGCTGTGTGACACGTCTGCTTGCATCTTGTCGGGTGGTGATAGCGCCGCTGCGCCTTGCGGGTCGCCTGTCTGCCCGATGATTCGCTGGCGGTATGTGCGGAAGGATGCGCAAAGGCCCTGCCATGTTGACCACAGGCGGGCGCATTCGTACTTGTCCCTGACCTCGCGCATGATGACCATACCGATTGCCGAGCCTGCCATGGGGTTTGCCACTGCGTCGATACTGTCTGTGCCGTAGATCCGGCAGCGCGCCTCCATGGCCTGCTTTGCCTCTGGGTCTTCTTGCTTCACAAACCTGCCATTTTCGCGGGCTTGCTGCTTGCGCTTTGGTATCTTTGCCAGCGCTGGTAGCGCTTTACGGCGGTCGCCCTTACCCATCATTACCCCTGCAAACAATGAACTCCACCGAAAGCATCAGCAATCCGTTTTCCTCCCTGAGATACGCGCGCCCCTCGGTTTGAATTACCTCTGCGACCTTAACGCCAGACACATGAACCGACAGCGTGTCACCGTCTGGCTTTATCTCTATATGCGATCCGAACGCGTCACGCATCATGTCCCCTCACTATCAAGCCGACGCTCTAGATCTTCTAGCCTATCCATTATTGCATCAAATAACGCCAAGAGTCCGTCCTCAAACTTCACGTCGTCACAAACCCGGAAATCTGAACCGGATCGCTCTAGTCGTTTATTGTGTTTTCTCGAATTCATAAGAACACCTGTTCCTTTCGTCCTGCCGATTATAGCCCACTTTCTGACGGTTGCAAAGAACGTGCGTTCCGGTTTTGGATGATGTTGTGCCGGTTGACAGAATCGACTTTGTGGCCTATTTGTCCATTGCGGCCCTTGCTCAGTGATAAGACCCCTCGGGCGCTTCCTCGTGATAGCTGAGATAGCGGGCCGCACTTTCATCTGATGCCTTTGCGACCCGAATACGTTGGCCAGACCAACCGTGCCAGCAGGCTAGTCTTGCTGGTTTAGGGTCGCAGGGGACCTCAATTATCCGCCCTTGTAATGCTTCGAACGCAGTTGGGTTTTGTAGTTAGCCTCCTTTCTGTCTGTGCCCGTCTGGGCTGGTCGCGTTGTTTGGCCCGCTGGTCAGGGCGTCTCGCTATAGCCTGTGCGACTTGACCTTCATGTTCACGCCGCCCAGCGCCTCTTCTGCGTTGCCTTCCTGGCTGTCTATGCTGGACACAGGCACACGGCGTCTGCCGTGGTCTGTGCGCGTTGTCAGGGACAGCGGGTCGCGGCTGGCGCAATTTGCACAATTCACGGGGTCGAGGACAAGCTCTTTGCACCTACGACACCGCTTATATTTGGTGGCTTTGCTTGTCATGGCGTCTCTGTGTCCTCTGTGATGGTGGTGGATAGCGATCCGTGCTTGTGCATTACATCAGCATCTCGAATGAACCCCTCTAAGCTTTCCGCCCACTCCTTGCCTAGGCCGCTCACTTCGACCGTCACCGTGTACGTGGTGGGCTTGGGCTGGTCGAGGACGGTGAAAGCGATGACTGCCGTATTACCGCCAAAGTCTATCCAATCAAACGCGGCGGCCTCGCCCCATTCAATCCTGCCGTCGCCAAGCATACACTTAACCTCAGTGGTGCCGTCAAAGGGACATGCAGCCCCGCTCCACGAATACCATACGCCGGGCTTGTATTCCTTCGCTGGGGCGGGTTCGATCCATGGGCCGGTGATGTCTCCCGGCCCACGCCCACTTTTAAAATACCTTCCATCGTCACAATATGATCGCCCGTTTTCGTCGGCCCATTTATACAGCCTGTTTGGGCTAAGGCCTATAATTGTCACACGCTTCCCTTCGCGCGTCCGTCCCACATAGCCTACGTGCAGTTGTGGCTTGTCAGTCATTGGGGGTCTCCTCGTGTTCGCCAATCGCTGCAGCCAAATTCATTAGCCGTTCCTCTGGTGTCGTTTTCGATAGGCGGTCGGCCAGCTTCAAAACCATCTTTGCCTTGGACGAAACAAGGCACTTTACCACCTCTGGGCTGAAGTTATCGGTGCCCCATTCGCCCAGCGCGTTTGGAATGTGAACTGACACGCGGCCAGCCTTTCCGAGCGCATCAAGAAAATCTTTTGCACGCTCTTCTATCTTTGCTTCATATGCTTTTGTCATATCAGTTCTCCTCGAATGGGTTGGGAAGGGCGCGGATGACTTCGGCGATGAAACGCGCCTCGCGCGCACGGGCAAAGCACCTGGCCCTATATTCTGAGTCTTCTGGGTGACGTTGGCCTAGATCGTTCATGCGTTGCGCTTCAATATCGGCCTGACGCGCCGCATCCTCCAGCGCCTGTGCATAGGCATCGCGGCGGGACGGGCATTGCTTCAGTTCGTCAGTCATTTGCTGTCTTCCCCAAATATTTCATCAATTGCCCGGCTATCTTCTTCTGTTCTGTCCCAGGCAGGCAGATCATCGCGGCTGGTTATGCCAAGCTCATTGAGCGTATAAGCGGCGGCAACCGGGTCATCATATGCAGCCTGTTGGACGATAACTGCCAAGACGTAGCCGGTCCTGAATGCGTCTCTTTCAGTCATTTGCTGTCCTTCCGCTCATGTGCGTAGAGAAGCGCGCGCAGTGCAGCGATCAGATCATCCCGCTTCACGTCGAGATACCCGTCCGTGCAGTCAAAGCCCTCAACCATAGAAATCACCATCTTGATGCCCATTTTGTGACCGTCCAAAAGCACGCTAAGGGTCTCGCCTGATCTTGCCGTCATGTTTCTCTCTCCCTTGCACAGGCGGACCCCGTTGCCCTTGTTACTGTCAGTGGATCCGCAGTAGCCTAGAGCCGCTGCGAACTTGCTGTATGAAAGGCCTAGGGCCAGCCGTGCCGCGTTGATCTGGGCGGGGGTCACTTGCTGCGTTCCGCCAGCATTGCATCGGCCCGGTCATAGGCCCACGCGGCCTCGTCCTGCGGTGATAGGCTGAAGTTTTCAGATGAATTAGATGCGATCCCAGCCAATGCCTGACCAGCGAACCAGTCGCGCATGGACATTCCGACATTAATGTCATTTCCGAACTGATCCGTTAATGACATGTCTGGATCATGCGGGAATGCTGGGCCGCCGTCTTTCCGTGTGTCAGTCATGATTTTTTCTCCTTCAGCTCTTTGCGTTTGGCCATCAGAATGTCGATGACCTGCTGTGCGCCGTCTGCGCCCTTGTTGAGCCAGCGCATGGCCTCCAAGATGCGGCGGTCCAGCGGGGTGATGGGGGCGGGTCTCATGGCTACTCTCTCCTTCTAGAGCAGTTTATCTTGACTTGCTCAGGTCACATCGATTTCAAGAAATGTCGGCGGTCAAGTGTCAGATTACATAAAGCATGGATTCAGTCGTACTCATCTTGTCCTCCTTTCTGGTCTGGTTTTTCTATGTCCTATATATACAGGACAGGCATACGGTACGCAAGCGAATAATGCACCGTATGCCAGATTATTTTAGCGCCGGGCCATCCGCGCGATATCCAGCAGCTTCAGCATCTGGTCAACGTCGCATGTCGTGACCTGCTTGCCTGCGTAGGCGGTCCAGAACTCGGCTATGGTGTCGAGGGGTTCGGCGGTTGGTGATGGGGTCTCCTCACCTGCGCGTGATACGATGGTGAAGCGGCGGCCCGAAGCCTCGCGCCAAGGGCTACCCACGTCGTCTTTAACCCACGCCACGTCGTCGCTCATATAAGCTTGGTATTCTTTCCCAACTGTCCACCATTCATCAGCCGCATACGTGCACCGCACCACATCGCCAGGGCGGATGCCGATCTCGTCCAGGTTGCCTTCTGTCTTATAGGTCATTGCGTTTCCTCTCTTGACCTGACACCAGATTTACGCCACCATGGCCACGTAGTGTCTATTCAACTGCCGCTGTGATGAAGCTGCCCAAGCCAATTCACAGCGGCATTTTTTATGGATCTCCAGCAACATTACAGGACAGAACATCAAAAAAACCGCGCTCATCACGTTTTAGGCGCAGAACGATTTCGGAGTCCTTTGGCGCGTTGACCTTGCTGTTCAAGTGGAGCGTCGAGGTTTCAAATGTGCGCTTTTTTAGGGGCCTGGATTTGAAAAGCGTATTGATGCCACCTTCTTCTGTCAGTTTCTTGACCAGATCGTCAGATGATATCGCCAGAGCGGTTGCCTCTCGCAGTGCCGCTGCATAGCGATAGATGGAATTGCGGTTGTCGTGCCCCTCGAGAACGTACCGGCAGACAAGTATATGTGTGTCGGATTGGGGGTAAACATAAATTCGGTTGCGGCCCTGCTTGTCACGTTCCGTTATGGCCTTAACCAACTCATCGCGAGCGCCGCTTGCATCGACAAGGTTACAGATGCCAAGGCACTCTGCCAAAATCCCATATAGAGCGGAATCCTTTCGCCGTGCAGGCAACCCGCCCAAGATTGCGTTATCTCGGGCTAAATCAAGTTTCTTTCTCAGGTCTGAAACGTGGCCATCCATAGTCACGGTTGCCCCGGGCCGGTATATAGCTCAAGCTGCCCTTCCATGGCTGGCTGATAGATGCCGCCCAAGCGGATACCGTAGTCGCCATTGCCGCAGAAGCCTTCCAGGTTGTGGATCATCGCAATGGTTCCGACTTCAAAGCATATCGTCAGGTGTGGTGGGGTTCTGGACGTGATCCGCACCTTATCACCGACTTTGAACAGCTTGGTCATGCCTCAGCCCCGCCACTCAGGAGAAAACGGAATAGTGTCCTCATCCATCGCCGACCCACCGGCCCCATATCCGCCGCTGGACTGCCCGCCATAGCCCCCGCCTTGGTTGCTCTGCTGGCTGTCACCGCCGCCCATTGGCGTAAAGTCGCTGGCATTGACTGTCAGGTATGTTTTGCCGTTGTGTTCTCGCGTGCCAAGATCGCCCGTCACAACCATCTTTGCGCCTCTCTTCGCAAACTGCATAGCGGTTTCGCCGCGCTTACCCCAGATCGAAACATCGAAATAGTTCACCGTCTTTTGTCCATTTGCGTATCCATTGACGGCGATTGAGAACCCGGCCACGCGGTCGCCATTCTGAGTGGTGCGCAACTCGCCGTCCTTCGTCACGTTTCCTGCGATTGTAATGCTTTTCATGCTGTTTCCTTCTTTGCTGGTTCTGGCCACGCCGCCCATGCGACTGCCTCTTCATTGTCTCCAATGCCGCTCCATTGGCCGCGCACATCGGACCAAAATGAACTGATGACCTCGGTTCCCGTGCTGATCAAAACCGGCACTTTCACGGTAATTTCACGCTGGCCCTTTCCGTGTGTCAGGCTGATCTTGCGCACCTCACCTTTCGGCGCTTCGCTCATGTCATAGTTCCAGTTCATGCTGTCTTTCCTTTCTTTGCGGCCCACTGTCGGCCTTTGCGTTATTCGATGCCCAGCTTCTTGCGGGTTGCTGCCGCCCATCCGGCCACCGTTGTCAAATCGTTCTTGATGGTCGAATATGGGACGCCGATCATTCCGGGTATTTCGCGCAGCCCATAACCAAAGGCGCGCAGTTCTGAGACGATGGCGCGGCGCTTCATCACCTTCGGGTCTTTCTGGCCTGTTGGGTTGTTCGGCTTTAGGCCGCTTTTCCGAAGGTCATAATACACCAGATGAACCTCTATATCCAATGCCGCTGCGATGGCTGGCGCGTTGATGCCCGTGGCGTGTAGTTTAATCACAGCCATCTGCCTTTCGGCTTGCGCCGCTGATATGGTGGCCTGCGTTTGGAGCGTTTGCACAGGTCTAACCGCAGCATCTCGGCGCCAATACATCGCCAGCGTCTTTTCAAGTTCTTCAACAATGCGCGGGCTTGATCTGTAAGCCAGGTCAAAAGTCCGGGTGAGCGGTTTGGGGATGCCATCAAGCATGGTATTTACTCCTAATCAAGAATTACGGGCCACTCGTCGGACTTTGCACCGCAATAGCTTTCTGCAACAGTCCTGACAGCATTGATTTGCGTCATTCTCAGCGCGCAAACTTCAGCTTGTCGCTCGACCACAACGTCCACACTGTCTAAAAGCGCAGTGATCGCCGAGTGGCTACGCCCGCCCATGCGTCGCCCTATTTCCGCAGCCCCCATCCCGATCTCGTCCAGAAGATAAGCGGCAGACTGGCGTGGCGCCGTTAAATACCCTGCGCTGCTCTTTGACCGCATAGCCATCACCGAGACCGCATGGACAGCAGCGGCGGCGTGAATGATGGCCGTGACGACAACCTCCTGCGTCGGTGTGTACCCATCCACAAGCGCTACTCCTCGCCCTTTGGCATCCGCCGAAATGGCAGACCCGTGAAACCCTTCTCGGCCAAGATAGCGGCCTTCTGTTCTGGCGTTGCGCGTGGCTCCGTCCGCTCATCGCGCGGGGCGTCGTCTTGCTGCCTGCGCCGCGCCTCTGCCTGCCCGCGCGTCCTTTTCAGTATCGCCACGATGTGCCCCGGCGTTGGCCTGCGGTCCGGGTTGTCGGTGTTCCACTTGCGTAGAGCGTAGACAACCTGATCTTGCCGCCAGTCCTGCAGCACATCGCACCACCACGCCTTGTTGATCGTGCGCGTCTCTTCGCTGTCGTCTGGCTGGTAATATGCGCTGAGAACGGCCAGAACCTCAGAATATATCCGCTCCCGGTGATCGAATAGCTCTTGCCGCGACATATCTTTCGCGTGCTCTGGCGTCGGACTTGGATACGGCTTGAACGTCACTAGGCTGTTCTGTTTCATCTTCCCATCTTTCTGCGGTTAGCCATGTGGATGCGTGGGGGACAAAGCGCGGCTCTTTGGCACGCATCTCGGGGATCTGCTGAGAAAGGCCGTACATGATGTCGTCGTGCCTCGCCTTGCCCAGCGCCTTTGCGTAAGCCTTGCGGGCCGCGCCCTTGGCCACCTTGCGGGGGTATGCGGCCCAGAACTCTTCAAACAGGTCAGGCGGGGCGGGGAATAGGCTATTCATGGCCAGACTCCATGTAGTGCTTTGGATACGGCTGTCTCTTTAGCATGCATCTCCTTTTTGCGGATCTTTTTATAAAAAAAATGTACCTAAATTGGCGAAGTCTAAGCTCAACGGCACGATCAAACCCAGAGCGCAATCTTGTTGCTGATTTCGTGTGGGCGCGAGCGCCATTTGTCGCTATTGAATTGTGGTAAACTTCACCGTCTAGCTCCCAAAATACAGACGTGTGCTCCCCATAATAATCAAAGTTTGCCGCTTGATACACAATCCCAAGTCCACCACATCTCTCGTCGGCAAACGACTGTATCCAAGCCACACGTGGGTAACGTCTCTTTATGTACTTTATTGAAAATGAGATAGCTTTACTTTCTGAGTTTCTCGGGGCGGCATCAGAAAGCCACATCCTGTTAAGCTCTAGATAGTCGCCTATCTCTGTTCCAGACACTATAGAACCACCGCTCGCCGGATTCATTGCAACACCGTACTGAAGCACGCCAGAAAGAAGACCTTTAATGAAAACCCCCAGATGAACCGTGGAAGTCGAAACGATCTTTCTGCTGTAATGATTTTTCCTCACGATGCTGTTAGCTTTCGCTCTAGGTACTTCCATAACGGTCATAACGTCGTCGCCAAAGCCGATAACATCTTTGTGCCCGAAAAGGGTAGCTTGCTTAGAGAAAATAAACCCCTTCATGTTATGCATTCTTTATATGTGCGGAGCCGCCATCCGGCGATACGGCATAAATCATCGTTCGACCATCACCGAACGCCTTTGCATATTCCACAGCGTCAGCCATCGCCAAAAATGTTATCTTTGTTCTGGTGCGTGGGTTCATGCCGCGTACTGCCGTGAAATATTCGGCCTTATCCAAGCATAGCTTTTCGTGTTGATTTTCCATGTCGTCGCCCTCCTATGGCGTCTCCCTGTGGTGCGCTGGCAACGCAGCAGTATTACTCACTTGATGCGCCAAACGCGAATACCTTTAACGCCGCCCTCCTCAACCGCCCTGATCGCGATGCATCCTTTTCCTATGATAGCCCTAGCGGTAGAGTGAACAGTCGTCCGAACGCTATTGATGTTCTTCCCCGCCGGTACAAAAAAACTGTCGCCAACGCCCATGGTGCGGATTGGGTACTTAGTAGGCCGACCTTTGGTCTTCTGTGGGACCGGGATACCTTTGTCAATTTTAATCATGTCTATCTCCTTTTATGACACTTGTATAATGCACTATATTTCTCGCTAGACAAATCACGTTTTATGTTTCAGTCCCAGTGCTTTAGATACAGATCCCCCCTTTTCTGCCTTGGTATAGCCACGGGGGACTAGGCCAAGTCTGGGACCACCAGAACGCCGAAGCGCGCATACTCAGTGTCTCTGCCTCACGGCCACCCTTCTCAGGGCGTCTGCTGGTCTATTTCTCAGGGCTAGACCACTGCGGTCGTCTTTTCGGGGGGTCTATTCCCGAAATCACGAACTCGCAGCATTGGACCCTAGCGGTTTTGCCGCTCCATTGGCACCAGGTTGACAGGGGGCGTCAGGGCCTGGGTTTGTTGTCCATCGTTTTGGTGGGTGGACCTGCCCGCGCGCGCCCTTTTCTTGGAAAGGGTCAAAAATCAGGCTGGTTCGGGGTTGATGCGCGACCACAAGATGTGGTATATCATCTGTCGAGACGCTGCGAACCTGCCAAAGTTTCGCGTCTCCAAGGCGGCGTTGAGGGTAGCACCTCCGCCGCCGCTTTTCTTTCTAATCCATTCTCAGCATCGCGGCAACAGAAACTAAATGAACGCTTGTTCAGTTAAATCGCGTTGCCCTGCCATCTCTAGCTGGTATACTGTGACCGAGCGCGGAGGCGTGGAAAGTAGACACGCAGCCCGTACCAGCGGTTGCCCTGAAGCATATGGTAGGTCGAAGGCAAAGGGATAGCCGGAGTAACGCCCGGCCCGCGCTCAAACCGCTTTCTGGCGGTGTGATCTGACTCGTCAAATTGGGTCAACCTTGCAAGGGGTCACACCACCTGAGCGCGGAAACCGCTGCCGCTCAGTAATACTGAGGGCAAAGCCGAAGTGGCGACCGGCCCGCGCTCAAATATCCTCTTGCCACCACACACAAGGTGGAGTAAGGTCAACTCACTCCTCTCCATAGTTGGTAACTGGCCCGGTGTTCGCATCGGGCCTTTTTCTTGGCGGTTACGACCGGCCAAAGAACTCGCACGGCCCTGGGTCGCTCTTGTCGAACAGATACCATGCGCAATTATCCTTGCCTGTCATCTTGCTGTCAGGAATCCACTTGACGCGGCCCACGCTGACGATCTTGCGCAGATACGGCATGAATGGCGCTGACTGCTTTGTGTGGGGCCAATCGGCATCGAACAGCAACCACGTTGGATTTTGCGCTGAGAAGTGTTCAATCATAGGGTGCAGGATTTTGCGGTCCCATGGCGGGTTTGTGATGATCAAGCAGTCAACGCTTGACACGTCAAACTCTTCAAACGGCATCTGGTGGACGCCACCGCATCTTGGCTCTATGTCAGCGGCGGCAATGCATGTTGCGTCTTGCCGTTCATCAATGATGTGACCGATCAGCGCGCCGTCGCCCGCGCATGGCTCTGCAAACTGCGTGAAATCCGGTAGGTGCGGAAGTAGCGGCAAAACAGCCTCGCGCGGGGTGCGGTAGAAGTCACGCTCAATCCGCTTGAAATTTGATCTTTTACCCATTACGTCACCCTTATTTCAATGCCCTGTGCCGCCAGGATAGCCCGCTTGAGCTTGAACTCTGGCGTCTGCATGCCCTTCTTGTCCTCGATGATTTTCACGCCGTCTTCACGCCAATCGACATAGGTGAAGTCTGCCACGTAATATGCCTGCCTGCCGGTCGGCGTCAGGATCGGGCCGCGCTTGCCCTGTAGCGGTATCTTCACTTGGCGTTCCAGGTTGGATATGTGCCCCTCGCGCTGCAGTTGGCTGAGGGCTATGAACCTGTCGCGTTCTGCGATGCTGTCGAACGTCACACCTTGGAACTTGACGCGCTTGTTGCCGTATTTTGCGCGCCTCACGCGCCACCGCCGATCATATCCGCAAGGTCCAGGTTATTTTCATCGAAGTTGTTACCCATTCTCCTGTTTATGCGGTTCCATGCTCTGCTGATGCCGTCATGCGCTGACTCGTTCCTTGCATCAGGATCAAGCCTTTCACTCCACCCCTTTAGCTTTATGACTTCGCTAACGGCGCGAAAATCCATGCCAAGCTCAATTGCTATGGCGCGCTGTGTGATTTGCCAATTGCAAGCCTTGGCGATGCCCCATATCCGGCAGGCGTGGGCTTCTTGGCGGGGTGACAGTTTGGTCATGCGCGTGCCTCCTTGATCTCTTGCGCCAGCTTGCGATGCACCTCGTCTGTCAGCCTGAGCCGCGCGACGGTCCTCTTGTAACGCGGGGCTGTGTTATAGCGTAGCTGGGCGGCATCCACTGCCTTGCCCCGGCTCTTGCGGGCTGTGCCTGGGATGGGATCGGTCAGCAGCAACGGTGCGCCGGGGGATTGGCGCAGGTGTACTTCTGTGTAGTAGGATCTGGATAGGGTCATGATGCACCTGCGATCTTTTCCCACTTGCCGTTTGAGTATTGGGCCAATCCAGCCTTCCGCGCCTTTTGCAACATCCGGTCACCGCAGCGAGAGGCGATGTCGCCATGGCATGTTCCTGATGCCAGCCAGCCCAATCTTCTATGTCCAGTTTTCGGGTCCCAATCTTTCCATGCCTTTATCTGGTCTCGTGCCGTTACAAGAACTGTGTAAACACACATATCTGAGAATACATCGCTTGCGTTTGTCATTTCCGTGTTCCTTCATGTAGTGCTTGGCGTCCTGCGTCGGTGAGGCGGAAAACCCACCCGCCATTCCAGTCCTGCTTTAAATGTCCATCTTTGCGGATCATTCTGGCGAGCATTTGCTGCGACACGGGGCACGCGATCAAGTCTGTCACCTCCCCCCGCTCATGGAACCATTGCAGGGCGGCAAGGCGGGCTTTGGTGATGGTCATCACGCACCCCCTGCGAACAGAACTGCGCAGAAGTATAGCAAGCCCCACCAGATCGCAGCGCAGAAGACGCCGAGGATCAGCAGGTGCGGGATTGTCAGTCCAGGGCGGTCAGTCATTGCACCAAAGCCCACTTTGCGCCATACCCGTTAAAAGGTAGAATCCATTTCAAATTTGCTCCAACCGATGCGCCGTGCGAATTACCCTCTACGCACAAACGCCCGCAGAACGATACTACCGCGTACTTGCGGTTCTTTGTGTACCTCACGTTCTCCAGCCCCTCCTGGCTTATCCCAACGCAAACGACAGTATCGCCGACCTTCGCGCCGGTCTCATCTATAGACCCAAAAGCGTTACTAAGATCATCACTCATCTTTCATCTCCATCTGTTTCTCCACGCGGGCGGAATGACGGTCCAGCGCCGCCCGCATGACTTGTGACATTGTGGTTCCATCGACATCGCAGTTCGCTTTCCAGCGGGCGCGATCCTCTGGCGTGGTTTTCATGTTTATGATTGTGGTCTGTTTCATGTCTTTACTGTAGTCTTTACTTTCGCGCGGCGCAAGCGTATTTTTGCGTTGACATCGGTAAAGACCGGGCGTAGGGTAGCAGCAAGCAATGAGGAGATGAGAGAATGAAACTTGCCGAAATCCAAACCAAACTTGATGCGATCTGTTCTAAAATGGTGGAGAAGGGAATAAGGGAGCCCCGAGTAGAGCTTAGCCTTTTTTCGTTTTCTGAAATGCGTGCTTGCTTGGAGGGCAAAGATACCTTCCCGAGTGGCGAAAAGTATAAATTCATTCGCGGCAACAACATCGGCGAAATTTTTGCGGAAGCTTCCGCATTCGTTGCCGCTCTGTCGAGTATCAGTGAAATGGCTCACCGCGAATACATGTCTAAGATTGCAGACGCCATTGATTTTGCGCACGACAACGACATCGACGCAAAGTATGTTGCACCGCTGCGCGACGTGAAGAAGGCCATGACTGACAACCTTCTGACACTGGAAAAGTCATGACCCACTACAACGGCATGGGCCTGCACCCATTCGACGCGCAATTCCCACACAGCAGCGGCTCCTCCTCCCCCGCTGTTGCCAGCCAGCCCGATAACCTGTCAGGGCTGGACAACTTGACCGGCGGTGGCGCATCACCTGCTCGCGGTGCTGCCGGTCATTTTTCTGAGAAGGATGATTGAGATGGCTTTGATCGTGAAAAGCGCCGGTTGGCATGAAGATGTTGAGCGTGGCGAGCCGCGTGAATTCAGGATTGTTTTGGTAGCCGAAACCGAAGGCGACGTACCAAAACTGCCCGCCTTTGTGGTGTGGCGTAAAATGCCTGTCACGCTAACCCTTTCCACCCCAGCAGAGAAGGATGATTGATATGGCCCTTGTAGTTTCAGGGATCGGCCCCGCAGATTGCCTTGATGACATCGCCGCCCATGGATCTGAGTTTGTCGTCGTGCTGTCGGGGACAATGGCAGACTGCAAAGCCGCCGCCCAACTTCTGTTTGACGAGGTTTCGCTTACACCACTTTCCACCCCAGCAGAGAAGGCAGTTACAGGGCCGGGCACATCCCCCGCGTCCGGTCCTGTGATTGGGGCTGCGGAATGAGCAACACAAAACAACTAATCGCGCAGATGAATTTCTACTTTGAGCGAAGCGAAACGCTCATGGGAACGGCGTGGGTTGACCATGCACGTGCGTACAATGACGCTGGGCAGGGAATAAAAAAAATGCTGACTGACGCTGGAGTGAACCTCGTGTGCAGCATGCGCGGATTTTTTTCGGAGGCACTGCAATGACTGACTTTGACCGCCTTGGCGCCGCTGCCGCCGAACTGAACCGCGACCCTGAGCTTGGTGTGGAGCAGGTAATTGAACCCCACTGGTCCGATGACCGCACCTTCACCAGTGAGCAGCAATACAAAGACTACAAGGCCGGGCTGATCCCGTATCCCGGCCTTAACACATCCGACAACCTCGTGTTTCTCGGCTATGAAGAGGGCAACGTGGCAATCTACGTGGACCGCGACAAGATGAACGCGGAATACCACATGCAACAACTCGACCACATCCGCCGTGAAGCCGCCGAATACGCAGCACATGCAATGTATCACCTCAAAAAGGAGCTAAAGAAATGACACCCGCAAACTACAACCCCCGCCCACCCGGCAACACGGCCCCGCGCTTCCTCGACCTGCGCGACGGCGGGGACCTGAGCCAGCCGCCCAGCGATCCGCTGCTTTCGCCTTGGGTCATCTGGTGCGCCATCGGCGTCATTGCCTTTGTGACGGGGATGATGCTGTGATGGAATGGCAACAGATTGAAACCGCGCCGAA